ATTAATTGTGTTATAAGTTTTGAATTGTAAAACAGCACCAGAACCAGTGGAAGAATCTATAGTTATTGATGGATTTGATTGATTTACGATCAAGTCATTTCCAGTAATTCCAGTTAAATCAATATGTGCTGATATAATAGCACCATCACTTGGACCATTATTAGCAATATCATATAAAGCATAATATGATGTAGATGGAGATATTTTATTTTCAGAAACTAAACGTCCTATAAGATCATATTTACTTTCTACAGTAATCGTAGACGCTACTGATGAGCCAGTCTCATAAAATTTAGGTATGAATTTTTCACTAGTATTAAATAATGTATAACAATTATCACAATCACTAATTACGCTAGTATATAATTCACCCTGTTCATAATGATCAAAACTTACTCCACTTACTTGTATTTCAGATGAATTTTTAAAATATAATGAACAATTTCCAGTTCCACCTACATTTCCATCACAAAAACTACTTTTTGCAAGAAATTCTGAAGTAAATGCTTCTTCCTCAAAATCCTCAAAAGATACAACTGGAATCCATTCTGTTTTAACAAATCTTAAAAGATCACCAGTTATTCTATACAATGGCAACCAAGAATAACCATCAGGATATGCTTGAATACCATAACTATGATTTGGAATATATGTAGAAGCATTTAAACCATCAAGATCAAGTCTTGACATTTCATTATTTTGTATACAAAGATATACTGTTCCATTTTCTTTATTCCAAGCATAATAAGCACCAGTATTCTGTTTTGATGATTTCCATGGATGATAAACATTTCCAGAAACCCATGGAATGTTGGGTATAACACCCATAACATCATACTTACTAATCTTTTTACTAAATGTCATATCTCTCCATAAATCTAATGATGAATCAATAGTATTATTTTCAGCAGTTGTGGATGACTTACCAACAAAAACATGAAGATGTTCAGTCTTTCCTATTGATGAGAGATATCGTTGTATATCGTTAGATTTTTTAGACATTAGTTACAACCAGTACATGTGAGATTATCGTTAGGGCTTGTTAAACCATCAGAATAGCAAAGAAAAATGAAATCTTGAATATTTATATTGCCAAATATAGTTTCTGTTATTTCTTGAGTCCAGTTTGGGAATCTATGAGTTGGTCCAGTAAATCCTGAATAACTTGTACCACAACAACCTACACAGGAAGATAATCCAAAGAAACTTAATCCATTAATAGTATCTATTGATGGATAAGTAGCCCCTATAAGATATGGAGCATAATTTTTAAGCATTGGAAATTCACAAACAATTCCAGATTCAGAGTCCGGATCAGATGGTTCAAAATCTGATATTTGCTTTCCAAAAATTAAATGTGTGCCTATTGGATGATTTGCTTTTCTATAGAGCGTTTCAGCATCATCATTATCGCTATACTTATCACCAACAAATACAAGATAAGAATAATCATGATACCAATTTGTATCATGCAATCTTGAAAAATTTAAATAACTTCCAGATAAATCTGCTTTGTCTAAATAACTACCTGTGTCGCCTGTTGATGTATTGAATGAAAAATTTGTATTTAAAAATTTACCACCATTCAATCTTAAAATATATTGTTTTGGGATTTCAATTTGAATATCAGATTCGTCTACAACAAACAATGTAGTGAATATTTTTCGTATAGCATCTTCAGTACCTTTTTTATGATAAAAGTTTCTTCGAATGCCAATTAAAAACTTTTCAAGTTCTGGTCTACCAATATCTAATGTATTAGAATCAAATATACCTGTAAATGATTCTGCATACATTTTATACAGGTTTTGTATTAAGTTTTCTTTTGTTTTTCGTATATCGATCAAATCTAAAATATTTTTAGATAAATTGTATTGAGCACCAATGGAAGCATCACAATATAACCAATCATAATATTTTTGTAAAAAATCATATATGGTTAAAACAGATTCACCAGAATTTATTCTTTGTTGTTTTTCTTTTATTACCCAAAGTGGAATAAACTTTGTTATATCAAAAAGAGTACCGCATGATTCTACATTGTTAAAGTTAAAACGCGGATCTTTTTCACTGAGTCTTAAATTTGATGTATTAGTTGCTGTTGTAGATAATATTTCAGAAGTAGCCAATTCAATCAGGCTATTAATAGCATGATTGTTATTTAATACTGTATTTTTGAAATATATCGGATTCATAGTTCTACTATTTTATTCAGTAATATGCTAAATTTTGTATTTGTAGAAGAAATAAAAGATTTATTCTTTAGAGGCAGTGTAATATTAATTGATCCACTATAAATATTTGAAATCTGCAAAATACCTTGATTAACATTTATTTTTCCATATTTTAATGAAGAATTAAATATTGGTGTACCATTTGTTAATACATAAGTTTTTAAATTTATTAATTTACTTAGATCCTCGCTTGATGTTATATTTACTTTTAAATTAATAATATTATTATTAATGTTTGTAAATTGTTCACAAACATTCTTAGATTCTCCAACATTAAAATCTAAGGGATTTTCTAAATTTATATTAATTTCTCCATTAGATTTTATTGAATTATAATATAATTTTAAAGTTATAGAACTAATACCATCATATGTTCGTTGAAGATCAGATTCTATAATATCACCTTTAAAATCAATATTATACTTATTTAATATATTATAAGTATTTGTTATATAATTTTTAATATTTGCTATTAAAAATTGTTTTTCGCTTTCTAAAACAGTGGATTTAAATTTAATATCTAAATCAAAAAATATTGTATCTTGGTTTGAATCAACATATTCTGGAAGAATTGTTAATGCACATTTAGTTTTTAGGTGTGCTACTAAATCTAAAATATCAGTTCTTGGAATAACATCAGTTGCTATAAAAACTCTACCATATTGTGGAGGAAATAATTGATCTCCACCAAATATACTAAAATTATCTTTAGTTACATCATATCCTTTATTTCTCAAATAAACAGTAGATAAGGCCAAAAAGTCATCTTTTGTTATTGCTCTATTTTGAGCAGCAAAAAACTTTGGTGCTATGAATTTTAAATAGTCTAAATCTGGTCCATTAAGACCACCATTTGCTTGTTCAATTAATTCAACAATAACGTTGGTATCAGGAACATATTCAAAATTTACAACATTATTAGCAGCAGAACCACTTGATATTAAATAACTTATACGAGTATTGTAAGTATCAATAATTTCATTACCAAGTGAATTTTCTTTACCAAATTGAATTTCAAATCCAGTCTCATATCTTTCAATAAAGTAAATATTTTGACTGAGATTTTCAGTAGAATCTCCTATATTATCACTTAATATCCATTTTTTATAAACACCATCACCCTCATCAACCTCTACAATAAGTGTTGAAATATCAATGGTATTATCTGGAATAAAATAAGTTTGATTTGTGTAGTCAATTAAAGATTTAATAGATCTATGTTGTATTAATTGTTTTCCTTCTACTAATACAATATTATTAATAAAATTATCATTATCTTCAGAATAATTTTCTAAAGCATAAAAATTATAAATTATACCAGATTCATTTTTACCAGAAAATTGAGAAAATTGAGGTAGAATTTCTAATCCACCTGTTCTTACTTTTGCTCTTGCTGAAGTTCTTGATGGAACTGTAATACCCAAAGGTTTTACTAATGATATAATAGATTGTTCTCTTTGAGCAGAATCCAAGAACATTTCATTCGATAACATATTTGAATAAAATGCATAATATAAAGTATTATAGCTCAGAAGACTTACCAATGATTGAAGAACTGAACCTTCAAAATTATAGTCTTTAAGAACATCCTGTTTTTTCAAAAATTCTGTTAGGCTATCTTTTATTTGCTCATAATCAATAGAACCTAAATTAATATTATTTGACATTATCGGGATCTCGCTATTTCTATATTAAATGTGTCGGTTATATTTAAGGATGTAATTGAATATGAAATTTCTACATTGAAAATATTATCGGTTGTATTATATTCAATGTCTATAATATTGATTCTTGGTTCGAATGTATTGATGGCCAATCTTAACGCTTCATCCACATAAAAAGCAATTAATTCTGGATGTTCAAATACAGAATTATAAATATTACTTCCAAAATTTCGTAAAAATGGTCTTTCACCAAAATTAGTTAATACTATATTTTTGATTGATTGATTAATTGCATTTTGATCTTTACGAATTGCAAAATCATTAGTAAAAGGATTTTTACTAATAAAAAAATTTAAATCAGAGTATAAATTTTTTTGTAATATCATAATATTATTTAGTATATTTATTCAAATGGTTCTGATGCCTCGTTTGAATTTAAGAATGGGGTGTCTCTATTTAATGTTAGTTCGTAATAATCAATAGCATTTCCTGTAAAGACATAGTTTATAGAAGTTACTAAATATCTACCAGAAAATCTCTTAAATTGATTTTTATCATCCTGAACTGTATTTGGTTGAAGTAAGGCTACAACATCACCAACTTTAATGGCAGGATTTGCTTGAACTTTTATCTGAATAGTTGAACTAAAAAGTAGTTTAATTTGAGCATTGCGTAGCAAAGGTGTTTTGGAT